AGACTAATGAAATCGTCATTAAAGTGTACAAAATTGACCATACAATTCCAAAAATATTATCTGGAGGAGACCATGGGGCACGTTTTAGTGTTTTATACCACTGATTCATTATATGTAATTAATATATTTTAAAGTTCATTAGTTGCAATTTCAGACTTATATAATATTTCAATTATATAAGAATGCCGAAACCCAGAGATTTGAAATTATATAATTCAATTAAAAATAAAGTATATGTGTCTATCCCTAAGCATAGTGCGTACAGAAGTGGTATCGTTGTTAAGAGATATAAAAAAACATTTAAAAAAAAATACGGTAATAATAATTCATATATCGGTAAGCGCACGCGCAAAAAAGGTTTACGAAGGTGGTTCGACGAAAAGTGGGTTAATCAAAGAGGTAAAATAGGTTACAAATACAAGAGCGATATTTACAGACCATCGAAAAGAATAACTAAAAAAACACCAATCACGTACAAAGAATTAACTAAAAAACAGATTAAAAGAGTACGCAAAGAAAAATATAAAACGGGGAGAGTTCGAAGATTTAAAGGTGGTGGAAAAAGATATGGTATTTCGATGAAAGAGCAAATTGTTAAATTTGAAAAACCCACAAGAAAAGGAAAAAAATATACAGTAATAGTTAAAGATTTAATAACACATAAAACACGTGTTATTAGTTTTGGGGCCAAGGGATATCAACAGTATAAGGATTCTACACATTTGGGATTATATACTAAATCGAATCATGGAGATAAGAGAAGGCGAAGAAACTATTTTTCCAGACATTCTGGAGGAATTAAAAATAAACGCCGTGCTACAAAAAGGGAACTACGAAAAAGTCACGGTTATTATAACGCAAAAATACTAAGTCATATTTACTTATGGTAGATTTAACCATTGACTTTTAAAAATGTTAGATTCGTATCAAGAAATATACAAGTCAACGCGAAATGAACACTTTTTAGGAGGAAAAGATCGGTTGAAAAGGTTTAGTTTTTCTTGCGAGTTTTCTTGCGAGTTTTCTTGCGAGTTTTCTTGTGAGTTTTCTTGCGGCTTCGTTTTCCCACAAGCTGTTTAATTGCGTATGTTATCCTTTTTGTCTCATCCATGTCTTTTTTACTAAGTTTGGTTGTTTTGACTTTATATGTTACATGAGAACTGCCCAATTTTCCAAGAATATTATACATCGTTGCTGTAAATTTGTTTTCTGTTAATTCGCTACCAAATGCAAATGTTTTACCGAATTTACCGTTGTTGTTCGCCTTAATAAATCGACGTATCATTTCTACAAATTTAATACCTCTCCTATAAGGGTATAGATGAATATACCGAACGTTTGAGTGTTTCATTCGTGAATGATATTGGTCATCAAAGAAAACAATCTGTGTGTTGAGTGACAAGTTCATACATTTAACGAGGTCATCGTGGGTTTTTTGGTGTGTTGAACGACAATTCTGCTTTCTATGGGGACGATATCCCGTGATGATATCGTCAAAGAGTTTGTGTCCAATCTTCTTCTCAATATATTTCGTTATGAAGAGCGTCCAACTGCGGGGACCCATATTGTTAGTATAAATCGTAACTTTAAGATTCTTATTCTTTTTTTTTAGAGCGACAAGATGTTTAAAGACCTTTAAAATACCATAGCGAAAAAATTCTGGATACAAGTCTAAGATTTCGGTGAAATGTTTTTCGGATATCTCATCAAAGGTCTTTGGTTTTTTATAATCCTTAAATTTGCGCCCGTCATGTAACGCAACTAAACCATCGATAAACCGACCCAATCCTTCAAAATGACCAATAGTTTCATCTAAATCAAAAACTACAATTTTTTTTTGAGAAGCTTTACGCATATATATTAAAGGAAGATAATTAATAATATTGAAAGATGCCCAAAAAATCAACGAAAAACAAGGCGAAAAAAGCAAACATTCCAAAGGCTATTCGCGAACAGTGTTGGATAAAAGTATTCGGTGAATCGTTCAAGGAGAGGTGTTATATAAATTGGTGTGAAAACTATATTAATGTGTTTGATTTTCATGTTGGACACGACAAGCCAGAAAGCAAAGGTGGGACTTTGGATATTTCCAACTTAAAGCCTATTTGTGCGCGTTGTAATTTATCCATGAGCAATAACTATACGATCCAACAATGGAACGCATTAAATGGTCCAAAGCAGACATGTTGTTTTTAATGTAAAGACTGAAACCATGTGAAAAACAAGACCAACGATGAAGCGAAAGTTTATGAGCACGAAAATCAATGTGCACAAAACAACAAAAAAATATTTGTTGTTTTTTTATATTTTTAATGTTTTATACATTTAAAATCCTGGGTCATATTCGTCATCGACTTCACCAGTATCTTTCCCACCAATAAATTCGGCGGTATTGTTGATTTGTATATTTTGTAAAGAGCACGGGTCATTGGTATTCTCTGTCTGCATAAGAGCCTGGATATCAATATCTTTCTCCAACACTTTATTTCCCTTCATCTTGTTAATGTCCAACATGACTTGAAATGAACCTGTGCCGAAATAACCCTCCTGACCACACATAATATTCGCAGATACACCGGTCATTGGGTCTAATTCGGCATGTCTGGCCGCCCTCAAGAACATTTCTGGTGTTTCTTCAAAGGATGCTTTGGCAATAGGACCAATATCATCGTTGTTGATACCATGTCTGAATATGGAGACCATTTTACACGTCGCAGCCATTCTATCACACAAGAGAGCAATGTGATGATAATTAATATAAACGCCGGCATGATCCATTGCTTCTGATAACTCATTGAAGATGGATTGTCTTGCTGCTTCAAGACCCAATGTTCGATATATTTCTTGGATGTCATTACTGGTTGTTTTATCGCTGTCAATGCAAGATAAAGTGAGAATATCACGCAAGTTTGTCCCAACTGTGTCCAGAACCCAACCGTCCTTTTGCACATAATTCGCATCCTCGGAAACAACCTCATTGACAACTTTCCTCAAAAGAACTTTTGGAATATTTTTCACACCTCTCAATATAATATTATCGAGAAGATTGTTCTGGAAATTCTTTAATTTATAGATTTCGTCGGATTGGTCCAATGATTTTTTCTTACTGGAACTATTGGAATCACTGAGTCTAATACGAAAGACGAGATTGTCAGAATTCATATCGGCATATACACATTTAATATCGTTCCTATAACTGTTAGACACCGCGAAATGAATATCATCCATGGAAACATGTTTATCCAACATCGCCTCTTTATTGAGCTCCATTCGAATAATCCACTTTGACCGAGTTTCTTGTTTATCATTAAAGTCGTCGCCCTGACAGTCTTGGACCAACTTTTGAAATTCGTTGTATTCCGCCAAGAGCAGTTGGTCATCGGTTATCAAAGTAGTCATATCATCAGGGTCAAAGCAAATGCTGACTGAATCAACCACGTCTCGAAGACTGGTATATTCCAATATATATTTGAGCTCCTGGGCTTTCTCAATATTTGAACGGTCAGCTTCTTTGAGACAGATTGTGACGGAAGGTTTCTTGGGATTCTCCGAGAGCGAGAGAATTTCTTCAACTCTGGGAACACCTCGAGTCGCATTCGATTTACTGGCTACACCCGCAAAATGAAATGTGTTCAATGTCATTTGTGTAGTGGGTTCACCTATTGACTGGGCTGCAATCATTCCCACCATTTCTCCCGGATGAACAATGGCTTTTTGATAATTTGTCATGAGTGTTTCTAATAAAACAACAATTGCCTTTTTATTGAAACGCTTCACAACAAGCAGGTTAATCGGTGATAAATAATAGTAAAACGCGATTTTGAACAGCTCGGTTGGCGCAGCGTAGTAGTTCTGCGAAAGTTTGGCAAACGTCGCGTCCAACAGGTCATACAATTCGATCGGTGTGATATTGACCATAGATTTCGACTGAATATTTAACTGATTGTGAATATTATTAATAATACGAAGGAAATGTACCGGGATATTTATTTCATTGCCGTCAACAAAATTATACACGTTCGCAACAATTTTATTTCGCGATTCAATCATGTATTTTATCATTTCATGAGTTTTCTTTGTTAATTTGGCTGTTTGAGTGTTAATTCTTTTAATCGCAGCCTTTGTGTAATTGGTTGTGAGAATTGCATCGGTTGCGACATCCTTCGGCATTTGAAAATGCGCGTAAATCTCTTCTCGTGTGTTGTTAGACAGAGGCAATATCTGCATTTCAACTTTAGTCGGGTCGATACCATCATCACCGTAAGAGAATTGTATGATTTTATTTTTATTATTTCTAACAGTCATGTCATACTTTACACGCAAATCCTCCATGCCTTTAATTAATCGCCTCTGAATATATCCCGTCGTACTGGTTTTAACAGCAGTATCAATTAGACCCGTTCTACCACCCATCGCGTGAAAGAATAACTCTGTCGGTGTCAATCCTTGGATGAAAGAAGACTCGACAAAGCCTCTGGCTTCTGGTGAATCGTTGTATTTAGTATAGTGTGGTAGTGTTCTGTCTTCAAAACCATATGGAATACGTTTTCCATCGACGTTTTGCTGACCCAGACATGAAACCATTTGTGCAATATTCAAAGAATTACCCTTTGAACCAGCATTTACCATAACAACAAATCTATTGTCGGCTGCGAGACTTTTACGACCTATTTGACCAGCCTCATCTGCCGCAGTTTTAAGAATGGAATTAACTCTGGACTCAAACTCAGTCTCATTGGTTTTTCCAGTATTGTTTTCAAACGTCCCCAGATGTGTTTGATCAATTAAACCCTTGACATCTTGTTTCTTTTTAAGAATTGTTGTAGCAATCTTATTATTGGTAGCGTTGTCCGCAATTAAATCGCTAATACCAACACTGTAGGCACTTAATTTCATATATTCTGTAATAAGATTTTGTAAATCGTCGATGAAATCTGCGGCATCCGTAAAACTAAAGTCATTGAAGATGCTATGAAGTAAACCTTTTGAACCAGAACCAAGTGCCTTCTTATCCAACTGACCGCGAACATATTGTCCATTTACGATTTCAATCATATTATTTGTGGTTTTGTTATCATCCGACTCGTCATGTTGACCGTTGCGAAAATGTGCTGACAAAGGCGGCATAATCTGCGTTAATAACTGGAAACTGTCAATTCTTTCCGTTGTCTTTTCGAATATTTTGACATTCAGTTTGTTACACGTCATCAATAAATTCATGGCTGTTCTCGTGTCGAAATTAGTTTTTTCGCGGGTAAAACGGAACGATCCAAGAAGGGAATCCTGAAAGATACCAATAATAGGGGAATTGTTGGCTGGTGAAATAATTTGACGCGCAACTGCCGCCAAATGCGTTAATTCTGCAGCACTCTCGTAGTCCTGTGGACCATGTAAATTCATCTCATCACCATCAAAGTCAGCATTATATGGTTTTGTATCAGCCACATTCAGTCGAAATGTGTCACCCACTTTCAAAATTTTCGCAAAATGACACATCATACTCATTCTGTGAAGCGTTGGTTGACGGTTAAAGAGCACTGGGTCTCCGTCTAAAAGATGTCTATGGACGATATCCCCATATTGTAATTCAATTGATTTCCTATCAACATATCTCAGTGAGATAGAATCACCGGCCTTCCGTTCCAAAATTTTCGCACCCGGATACACATCAGGACCGTTCAACATTAGTTTTGTAAGGAAATCCTTTGTTCTTTTATTCACCACTTCTGGAAAGGTGATGTTTTTCGCAACTTTGGTTGGAATACCCAACTCCGAAATACCAATGTTTGCGTCTGGTGTAATGACCGACCTCGCTGAATAATCAACGCGTTTACCCATTAAATTACCTCTCACGCGACCAGGTTTACCGACCAATCTCTCTTTAATGGATTTCAATGGTCTTCCGGAACGCTGAGCAACCGAAGCAACGCCTGGTATTTTATTATCAACCATGGTAGCCGCGTAATACTGTAAAACCATCGTCCAATCATCAATAACTTTTGCGGAAGCGTTGCTTTGGATTTTCTCGAGCAATGTTTTATTCGCCTTTACAATATTAACGATGATGTGTGAAATATCGTCTTCGCTGCGCTGTTGAGCATCATGTTTTACCGAAGGTCGAACCGCTGGCGGAGGAATCGCCAATACCTGACAAATCATCCAATCCGGTCTCGACCACAAAGCGCTAAAACCCATGAACGTCACATCTTCGTCAGACAAGCGCCTAAATATTTTGAGAACCATTTCTGGTGTTAGTCGCATCGTCAACTTGTCTTTTGTATCCCCATCACTGTTCTCAATACCATCGATATTGTCCCATTCCGCAATGAGTGTGGCGAGACCTTCCTTCATAATTTTTCGAGGCTGTTTGGTTCCACAACCATCACATGTTTCATCTCCACATCTCTTGATTTTTGAACCCAACTTGAACACCTTGTCCCATCGTTTTTTAGAAGCCAATTTGAGCAAGTAATTATATTTGTTCTTGTCGATTAATAATTTACTACATTTAAGACATACACATCTAAGAATCTTGGTGATTGTATTAATATATTGAATGTAGAAGATGGGTCTTGCAAGTTCGATATGACCGAAATATCCAGGTGTATCCATGTAATTCAAACCATCCGTTGGGCAAATTAGACCGGGGTCTAAAACACCCATACGAGGGTCAAATAATCCGCCAAT